TTAACACGAAGCCGAGGAACTCCGCGCGGTCGAGTTTTAAGACATCCCGGGTCATGATGATTTACGCATCAGATAAGAAAATGTCACTAGCTAACGCATTTTTAAACGTGCTATTGACAGGAGTATATTGTAAGATTTTTTGAGAAGATCTCACAATATCCTTCTTTTTCTCTTCAAAAACTGACAATCCGTGTTGTGCTAATTCAGCAAGCGCGCCTTCTACTCTCAACCTGAAATCAGCATCTGTAGTGTCTTTCTTTTCCCACATCAAGCTTTTCTCTATCGAGTCTAGCTCAAGTGGTGCAAAGACCTTGCCATTGCACTGCCTGAATCTTCGCCTGAGGAAAACTACTTCATCAATAGTTCTGCCTTCAACAAGATCTGTACTCTTATCTTCCGGCGTGTAATCCTGGTTCAAGTAGCGTTTCATACCCGCCTGCATAGCAACCATACCCCAAATAGCGTTATCAGCTTTGGGATAAATGATCAGATTGTCATCGCCACCTGCTATAATTCTGACGCGAGAAAACACATCGGAAAACTTTTCGCTCGGTGCGTTAACACGGGCCACGTACGACAATTCCAATATATTACAAATTGTGTTGTACGTCGAAGTAAGGAAATTCCCGGAAGGGTTTCCACCGTAACAATCGTACACAAAACCCTCAGAAATATGAATGGAATTGACAACTTCTAAGAACAATACAGCTCGAACTTGTCTGTCCGTTTCAGAGGCGTTGTAGTAGTAATCTTCTATGATTCTAGCTGCAGTCATCCCTATGGGCACAGGGATTCTTGTATCAAACTTACTATAATCTCCTGCAGTCACGAACCGGTCTCGCTCACCATTCGTCAGGTACAAGTACAAAACGGTCCATTCAGAAATAGGATCGATGCCTATAGCTGAACCATTCATAATACGATTTTGCCCACAGCTTCGTACGAAATCACCAAAGTACATTCTGAAAGCAATCAATAAAGGAAGAGGACACGCCATAAATTGGCGCGTTGCTCCTTTCTTTACTTTCGCTAACGGGCGCGTTTCATCTTTAAGATAATCAATGAAGACGTGTTCTCGCCTTATATTCCGCTTGCAATCATCAATGATAGCAAGAACTTCAGAACGTAACTCGCCACAATCAGCACTAGAAAAATCAAATTCGTCGCCATCGCCAAACCACTTAGTCTTCCCTTTAATACCATCCAAGGTGTAGGGGTAGCCTGCCGAGGACTTTCGATTCAAACTGTCAAAATACCCTGGTACTCCTGCAACTGCTTCTTCAAAAGAAAACAGTCGAGGTTCCCATGGAGGAGGCACCAAACGGCGGTTAACAAAATTGGTGACAACATGATAAACTTCTTCTAGGACATCGGGATCGACGTACGGTTCGTCATGCTGGTAATTCGCTCGCGCAATTTCAGCAGGATTTATGCGAAGACCAGTTTCCTTGTCAATAAAAGGACATAACCTAGCAGGAGCTCTATCAGTAGCCCAGCCTAGTTCTGGAGCAAGTCGAGAAATTCGTAACTTAGTCTTCGTAGGCATACTAGGTTGCTTTCCCTTATGTAAAACATTAACTCCGATCTCAGCTTCGACTTGTTCAACTTCTATTGATTCAAAGAACTCACTTCCTTCCAGCTTAGAGATTGCCTCTGCAACGTCTTCATAGGATATGTAAACACCACAGCATCTCTTAGCTGAGAAGATGGAAGAAGGACTACCTGCAGTATGAATACCAAGAACTGTAGGACGTCCTAATCGTGGATCTGTACTTACAAGAGGGCTCCCACAATCTCCTTTGTCTGTTGGCACACTGTACGACAAAAGCCTGGACCAGTACTCCTCATCTCCCTGTTTATAACAAGAATTTCCAGTAATATTCACAAGACAACTCTGTAACACTATGCTTGTTCCTCTTTTAAGACTTATATGAGAGTTATAATTCTCTCCTTGCTTTAAAGTGTTGCACTTTGGGAAATAATTGAGAATACTTCTGTGTTGTCTCACTAACCCAGTGGTTATCTTAACGAACAAGAAATCTACCAAATCGCCTTCTAAAGAGTAGCGATCGTAGTAGCATATTTCACTACTATCCCACTTTATAACAAAGGCGACGTGACCAGTCACAGGGTGAACGAACTCAACCTGAGGTTGATCATCGCCGTTGTCATGTGCAAGACCATAAAAGCCATGCTCAAAATGACGAGGAATAACAAAGGTTGTACCAGACACGAATAAAGCCCAACCAATTTTCTGGTTGTAACACCTCAAAATGTAGAGATTTCGTCTCTGCAAAGCTACAGTAGGATCAATCGAATCAGATCCAAACTCTGGGACTTTCTTGATTGCAGAGGCTACATTTAAGGGTTTCTTAAGCTTCCCTTGTTGTCGCTTATATTCGCTACGAGAAGTGTTGCTCTCTCCTGTAAAGGAAGGAGCAAACGCTTTAGCCAGCGATTGAGCTACGTGTATACCTGCTTTGACTGAAATTAAAACTCCAGCAACAGCTCCCAAACCTTTCACAACTCCTGTTAACCACCTATACTTGTGCTTGTTTAAGTTGGCAAACAAAGGAGAGTTTGGGTAAATCTTGTTACTGGTAGACGCTATAGCTGCACACGCGTCTACCAGTAGCATTTTGAGAGCTGCTAAGTAGAACCCAGGTACTGAAGTGACAAATCTCGTGCTACTAACAAAGGCCTTAATCGCAGTAGAAATAAACGACTGCTTGCCTCGCAACCACTTCGACAGCACTTCAGCATACATCGAAGAAAGCATAGAGTGGCACGATGTAGGTAACCTTGCTAAGACCTTGTTTAAAATCGACACATCTGAAATGAATTCTTTCCAATCTGTCTGATCTTCATCATAAAACATGTCATACAATGGTCCTGCAATATCGCGTAGTGACAGGTACGTTAGTGTACCTGGATACAATATTGTTCCTAACTCACTGCGCAAACATCGCATCTTCTCAACGGACTTCCCTTTATCAATTTCATCCTTAGGCCACAAAACAGATTCACTGTCGTGATATACGACTGCTTCAACGCTATTAACTCGATTGATCTCTCCCATTTCTGGTTCAAAAGGATTGTAATGTTTCATCTTTTCTTGAAACTCTAAAAGTTGCTGTCCTGCGCCATGTCTTTTCTTATAGAGCAACACGCACTCTTTTATAAACTCTTTGAAACTAAGAGGCTTCCCAGGTTTTTGGACTCCTTTTAGAAAATCCCAAGGAACAAATTCCACTGCATCTAAAACAATGAAATTATTAGGGTCATCTTCTGGGTATTTTTTCCGCAGTTTTGCGAAATCGAACCTCCTACTCCAAATATCAATGGAACCATCAATACAAAACTCTGCTTTAGGCACCTGCACATAAGCTACATCAAATCGGCGTACTACCGCTTCTGAATTGTGTAAGGAATCAAATTGAAACTTGCTCAGATTCGTAGTGGCGTACGCCATTTTGTAATGAGCGTAGTGCCTTTGCTTATCTTCAAGAGCAGCAAAGTGCAAGTGATAAGGTGCACTATTTATCAACCTGATAATCTCGAAAGCATCCAAATTAGGATTGCCAACACTATCTCTTAACTGTCCGAAGTCATCGTAGACAATGGCAAAAGCTTTCCCAGGATGAGTTCCATCCCAAAAACCTAATTCACTATGACGTATATCGATAAAATCATTGTGATTAGCCATAAATTCTGCAAGTTCTTCACCTTCTAGAACGTTTGCTATAATGGCATGCAACACTAACTGAGATAAGGTTGACTTGCCAGCAGATGTAGGTCCTCCTATAAGAACTCCAAAAGTAGGAACACGAGGCCCGTTATTGGGGTTAACGTGTCGGGTGCAATAATCGACTATTGGAGAAAATTTTCTAAGCAAGTACACGAGCTTTTCCTTCATTTGTGGAGAATAACGCCTACGTTTATCGTGAACCATGTTCTCGATTGTCGTTTGCAATTCATAAACTTTCCTAGAAAATTCATAATCGGTATCACGGCCATTGTGCCAAGCATCAAGGTACTCTCGAGCTTT